CCAGTTTAGCCTTGAACCTCAGCCGGATCAGGATTTTATCTCACCTGAGACGGCTGGAGACATGGTCCTCGGATCTGTCCCAGGCGTTGGCCAGGCGATGGCTCTGAGGGACATGTATCGCGGGTACAAGGCCGACGATCCAGTTGCTATGGGTACGGCTGCGATAGGATTGCTCCCATTCGGCACGCTTGGCGGGGTACTCAAGAATAAGATCATTGCGGGCTCTGCGGCCAAGGAAGCCCCATACGAGAAGATGCTTGCTGCTCGTAACGCCATGAAGAAGCCTGGTGCTGACCCCGAGGCCATTTGGCAGGAGCACGGGGTGTTCAAAGGCTACGACAAAGGTACAGCCGGCGGTCAACTGAAGTGGGAGATTCCCGACACGAACGCGAAGTTCAAGGAAGGCGCGTTCCAGGCATACCCTGAGGGTAAAACAGGTTTTGGCGGTCGTCTTGGGGACTTGCTAGATCACCCCGAGCTATTCAAGAATTACCCGCAACTCGCGGATATGAACGTATCGGCGTATTACAAGAAAGGTACGAAGCGTGGCGGATCTCAACTCGGCAACGATTTGGAGATGTATAGCAAAGATCCAGACGATTTGCTAAAGGTATTACTCCACGAGACTCAGCATAAAGTTCAGGACATCGAGAAGTTCGGTAGGGGTGGAAACCCGACACAATTCGCGTCTAGTCTAGCACGCGAGGCGGTGATGGACAATCCAGCTCTTGCGGGCACGGTACTCGATCCAAAAGGATCGCGATGGAAGGAAATCGCTCAGAAGTCGACTCAGTTGTATAATGGGTTGCCCGGCGAAATTGAGTCCCGTAGCGTTGAAAAGCGCTTCGGTATGACTCCCGAGCTTCTGCGGAAGTATTCCCCAGCCAGGACGGCTAGAAACATGGGCTACGGCCCAGAAATGGTAACCACTAAGGAAAAGATGCCGCTATTCAGCCTAGCGGGTATGGGCGACGTTGAATGAACGTCCAGCTACTCTATGAGCCCCGCGAGGCTTTCATCCCCTTCCATAACCGGCAGGCGCGGTTCTCCACGCTCGTTTGTCATCGGCGAGCTGGGAAGACCGTGGCAGCTGTAAACGACCTAATCATCGGCGCCCTAGAGTGTCAATTGAATCGCCCCCAATTGGCCTACATCGCCCCCGACTATCGGCAGGCGAAGCGGATTGCGTGGGAATACATGAAGGAGTATGCCCGACCGCTCTTGGAGCAGGTCCATGAGTCCGAACTGCGCGTTACTCTCAAGAACCAAGCCAAGATTTTCCTACTGGGTGCGGAGAAAGCTGATTCGCTTCGGGGCATGTATCTCGACGGTGCCATCGTGGATGAATTTGCTCTCATTCGCCCTTCGGCAGTATCGCAGGTGATTCTACCCTGTCTATCTGACCGTAATGGGTGGCTCGTCGCTACCGGCACGCCCAAGGGCAAAAATCATTTCTACGATTCATATAACCAAGCTGTTGCCGATCCGAAGCAGTTCGCCATGTTGCTCAAGGCCTCAGAGTCAGGTATCCTGGCCCGTGAGGAGCTTCTCCTGCTCCGTAGCAAGATGGACGACTCGGACTACATGCAGGAGTACGAGTGCTCCTGGACGGCCAGTCTCAAAGGCGCCATCTACGGCAATGAAATGGAAGTCGCCGAGCAAGAGCATCGCATTGGGTACTTTGACCTCGATCCCAACCTTCCAGTTGACGTTATCACCGACCTCGGCTATACGGATGATACTGTCCTGATCTTCTTCCAGAAGGCTCGCAACCAAATTCTGATCCACGAGGTCTACAGTAACAACGAGGCCGAGTGGGACGTATACCTGGATGAGATGGAGGCCCGCGATGTCCGGGAAGTGTATCTTCCTCATGACGCCAGAGCCAAGAACCTACAAACTGGACGTTCCATCGTCGAGCAGACTCTTAGACGAGGCTACAGACCTAGACTGGTCCCGGATCATAAACTTCGTGACGGCATATCTGCTACCCGCAAACTCCTACCCTTCGTCTACTGGAATCAACCCCTCTGCTCGGGGGCAATCGAAGCAATGAAGTCGTATCGCAGGGAGTGGGATGACAAGCTCGGCTGCTTCCGCGACAGACCTGTACATGATTGGTCCTCCCATATTGCTGATGCCCACCGCTATCTAGGCGTGGTTTTCTCGCAGTTGCCGGAGTTGACTCGGCCCAAGATTATCCTCCCCAATGAGGAAAAGCAGGCCGGGGCGACCTACGCATTCACCCTAGATGACTTGTTCACAGATCAGCGCACTAATCCTGGTTTGTGGCGGGAGCAATAATGGCGGAGCTTAACAGTATCTCCAAGATTGAATCGCTATCCGAACTTGAAGGAAAGGTCGGGGGTGAGTACGAACGCTGGTTGTCTGAACTTACTGCGGCCGAGAAGGAGCTGAAGAAGTGGCGGACCAAGGCGCGGAAGATCGTCAAGGAATACCGCGCTGAATCGATGGAAGTCAGCGGCGTCGATCCCAGTATGGAGCGTCGTTTCAATCTCTTTGCCGCCAACGTCAATATCCTCTCCACTTCGCTGCTCAACCAGGTGCCGAAGCCTGACGTCAATCGTGAGTTCAACGATATGCAGGATGACGTCGCTCGGGTGGCTTGTAATATCTTGGAGCGTGCGCTAGAAGCTCACAATTCCCGAGGCTTCAAGTCCTTCAACATCCTCAAGCAGGTGGTGCAAGACCTGCTCGTGCCGGGTGCGGGTACTTCCTGGCATACCTACTACGCTGATATCGAGCGTCGCACTGAAGAGCCCACGGAGGAAATGCTCGCGGTCAATCCTCAGGCCGAGGCCATGGAGTACGAGGAAGTGGTTGGAGAGCAGGTAAAGGATGAGTACGTGTACTGGGAGGATTTGCTCTGGTCCCCAGCACGTTGTTGGGAGGAGGTTCGCTGGATCGCTCGCAAGACGTACATGACGAAGGATCAGCTCAGTGCGCGATTTGGGAAGGCACTCGCCAAGAAAATCCCCCTGGACCACTCTAACAAGAAAGATGATGTTCAGGTCAAGACGAAGAATGAAGTCTTTCAACAAGCAGTCATCTACGAGATTTGGGACCACGAAGCTGAGCAAGTTCATTGGCTTTCTAAGCACTATGAAAAAGTGCTTGATACAAAAGATGACTTTCTGGAGCTAGATGACTTCTATCCTTGCCCCAAGATTCTGTTCTCGGCCATCAGCAATGGCCAATTGGTCCCCATCCCTGACTACCACTACGCCAAGGATCAGTACAGGGAACTGAACGAGATCAACACTCGGATGGGTCTGCTCGTCCGGGCCTGCCGAGTTGCCGGCGTTTACGACAAGAACTCGCCTGCTATCCCGCAGTTGCTTAACAACGCTGCGGAGAATACGCTCGTCCCAGTCGATCAGTGGGCGATGTTTGCTGAGAAGGGTGGGATCAAGGGCGTTATCGACTGGATACCGCTGGAGCAGATCGTCGCTGCTCTCGACCAGTTGATGAAGAATCGGGAGGATGTGAAGCAACAGATTTACGAAATCACGGGGATGGCGGACATTATCCGTGGGGCATCGAAGGCGTCTGAGACCCTCGGAGCCCAGAAGCTCAAGGCCCAGTATGCTTCGATGCGGATCCAGGAGCGTCAGAAGAACGTGGTCGAGTACACGTCCTCGGTGTTCGACATTCAAGCGCAGCTTATGCGCAAGCATATGTCTGAGGAGGAAATCTCCAAGCTAGCTCAGGTCCAGTTCATGAACGAGGACCCACAACTAGTCCAGCAGGCGATGCAACTCCTGAAGATGCCGGAGTTTACCCTGCGAGCTAGGGTGGAGAGTGATTCGCTCTCGGACATTGACTTCCAGGCGGAAAAGCAGGACCGTATGGAATACATGACGACGATCACCAATTACCTGAAGGAAATGGCCCCCATTATCCAGGGCGACCCGCTACTGGGGCCGTTCGTCATGCAACTCCTGCAATTCTCCCTCGCAGGCTTCAAGGTTGGTAAGAAGTTTGAGGGCCAGCTCGACAAGACATTCGCGCAGATCCAACAGAAACTGGCGAATCCGCCACCGCCGCAGCCTACGCCGGAGCAGCAGAAGATACAAGGCGAGATGCAGATGGCGAAGGAAGAGCATCAACTGACGATGCAAGAAAAGCAAGCAGATATGGGGGCTAAGCAACAAGAGATCGGTATGAGGCAGCAAGAGGGTCAGATGGAGCTTCAACTCAAGCGCGAAGAAATGGGTATGAAGCGTGAGGAAATGCAAATGGACCGCGAAGCCAAGGTAATGGACATCGGCATGAAGCGGCAAGAGCAACAACTGAATATGCAAGGGAAGCAACAAGCAGCTCAGGTAGATGCTGAGATCAACCAGCAACGCGTGGGTCAGTCCCAAGCTGAGTTCTGGCAGAAGTTCCGTCAGCAAGAGCAGACAGGGAAACAGAAGATTCAACAACAGAAAGCGCAGGCTGCGGCTAAACCCAAGCCCAAGCCCGCAGGAGGTAAAAGTGCCAAAGCGTAGATTCATTCAGATGAGGGAACCACCTTATGATTTCATTGAAGTATCGTCTGAATACGAACCACCGCCTCGGTCAATTACAGATGCGGCTCTCTGGAATGACCGGCATTATGATGGCCTTGCATCGACGGATGGCGTGGCAATCGACTCTCGCGCCAAGCATCGTGAGTATATGCGCTCCCGTGGCCTTACCACTGCCGATGACTTTACCGGTGAATGGGGACGAGCGGCTGAGAGACGCGCTGACTACTTCATGGGAAAGAAGGGCACTGGCGCAGTGGGACGTGACGACATTGGACGAGCGATACATCAACTAGAAGAAAAGAGCCGCAAGAAATAAATTAACTGTTCCCCATTTACTTTCCGCCCCTATAGGAGTATCATACTAACATGGCTAACGAAGCTGCCTTAGTTGAAGAAGTAGTTGAAACTCCCCAGGTCGAAACACCTGAGGTATCCACGCCGGAGCCGACAGAGACTCTGCGCGACACGCTGACCAAGGCTTTCGATGAGTCTGAAGAAGCAACCCCTCAAACACCGAAGCAGCCTGGCGAAGCTCCCACTAAGCCAGCCGTTGAAAGTACAGCCCCTGCAGCCCCTGAAAGGGGAGCCAAAGACAAGTCCTTGGTCGCCCCACCTGAAAAGGGACCCACGACAGGGGAACTGAAGGCGCCAGCTCAGTGGAAGCCGAACGTCAAAGAAAAGTGGAACGCGATTCCACGTGAGGTACAGGAAGAAATTCTGAGGCGTGAAGGCGACAGTATGCGCCTGATCGGCTCTGTAGGGCCCAAGATTCGGCTCGCTGACGAAGTGGCTACGCACATACAGCCCTTCATGGAGCAGCTCAGCCAGAACAATGTTTCACCGTCGTCCTTTATGAATGACGTGTTCGCGTCAGTTCGTACCCTTTCCAGCGGCAACCCGCAGCAAAGGGCCGAAACTGTAGCGAATATCGTTCAGTCATATGGGGTCGATCTGCGGATGTTGGATGCAATTCTGACCCATCGCCTCCAGGTTGGTCCCGAAGCGTTTGAGGCTCGTCGCCAAGCGGCTCGCGCCCAAGCGCAAGTACAGCAACACGAAAGTCGTATTGAGCAACAAAGCGCGGCGGAAGCTCAACAAGCCCTCACCGCGTTCGCTTCAGATCCAAAGCACGAGTTCCTTGATGAAGTGCGGGATTTGATGGCTGATCTGATCGAGGCTGACCGGGCCACTAACCTGGAAGATGCCTACGCAGCGGCTGTCTGGGCACATCCCGAAACTCGCAAGATCCTCCTTGAAAGGCAAGCACAAGAGCGCGTTCAGGCGAAGAGCCAACGCGCCCAAGCGGCTCGCAGAGCAAGCTCGGCGATACACGGCACTCCTACCAATGGAGCGGCAGGTGCCGGAGTACCGTCGAATGCTTCACTCCGCGATACGCTTGAGGCGGCTTTTGATGAGCATACAAATCTGTGAAGACCATCTACGCCATTAAGTGCGAACCCACCGGGGAGTCTTACGTTGGCGCAACTGTCAACTTGAAACTTCGGATGCAAGTTCATTGCTCAATGCTGCGTGGCGGTTACCACGATAACGCTCGTCTACAAAGGGCGTGGAACAAACACGGAGAATCTTCATTTCGAGTATATGAGTTGGAGACTGTTGGGGAAGATTGGGTCATGGCGGAGCATCGCTGGATGACCAAGTTGGCCCCGTTGTTCAACCAAATGTCTGCCGGCATAGGCGGTGCTCCCATAGACCCCGATGTGCTGCTAAAGCGGAACGCCGCTGTAAAGGCGTCGTGGGCTAGGCGTGGTTGCGGTTCCCAACCTTTAACTTCAATCTAGGAGCCAACAATGGCATTCCCAGCGGTAACGGACATTGTTGCCACGACCATCCAGAATCGGTCCCGTAGCATCGCGGACAACGTCACGAAGAACAACGTCGTGTCGACGAAGCTGGATCAGCGCGGCAACGTCAAGCCCTTCGGGGGCGGCAATACAATCATGCAGGAACTGTCCTTCGCGCAAAATGCGAACGGCGGCTGGTACAGCGGGTATGATCTGCTCCCCGTCGCTGCGCAGGACGTGATTTCTGCGGCCGAGTACGCCATCAAGCAGCTGGCGTGCCCGATCGTTTGCTCAGGCCTCGAGCAGTTGCAGAACGCTGGCCGCGAGCAGATGATCGACCTCCTGGAAGGTCGCATTACCGTTGCGGAAGCGACGATGGCGAACCTGATGGGCGGCGGCGTGTATGCGGACGGCACGGGTTCTGGCGGCAAGGAGCTCACCGGTTTGAACGCAGCGGTCCCGACCAACCCCGCGACGGGCACGTATGGCGGCATCGACCGCGCCACGTGGGCCTTCTGGCGTCCGAAGCTCCAGTCGGGTACGACGCTGACCCCGACGAACATCGGTGTCGCAATGAACACCCTCTGGGCCAACCTCGTCCGTGGTTCGGACAGGCCGGACCTGATCGTGTTCGACAATCTGTTCTGGGGCATCTACCTGGCCTCGCTGCAAGCTCAGCAACGCTTCACGCAAGCTGAGACCGGCAAGCTCGGGTTCCCATCCATCAAGTACATGGATGCGGACGTTGTCCTGGACGGCGGCATCGGGGGCTTCTGCCCGGCGTCGACAGGCTTCTTCCTGAACACCAAGTACCTGTTCCTGCGCCCGCACAGCGCTCGGAATATGGTCACGCTGTCCCCGAATCGTCGGTACAGCATCAACCAGGACGCTGAAGTTCAAATCCTGGGATGGGCCGGTAACATGGCCTGCAACGGTCAGCAATTCCAGGGCCGGCTTACCAACTAAGTTGGGGTGGCACTTGCCTGGGTGTGTTCCTCCCCACCCAGGCTTTTTTGGAGAGACAAATGCCTGCTTACGGAATGGGGGCGCCACGGTCCGACCCGGCTCAGCTTAACGAGGCGTGGAGACTGTCAGCGCCAATTGCAAACCCGAGCATCGGTGCGGTCGTCACCATGGACCCGTTCTCTGGGCCCAAGGGGTCACCGTTCGATGCGAAGGCGTACCCTGCCGGTACGTACCAACCAGTGCCGGCGGATCGTGTGGCGGACCCGAACAATGTCTCGACGGGAGCACTCGCGACGGGCATTGGCTTCGGTCCGGCAGTCGGCATGGGTGGGCAGATTGACGGCTCGGCGGGTATCAGTCCGCAGAACGTCCGTGTCCCCAATGTCGAGCGTACCGCCAACTTCGGCCAGGGGTATCAGCCGGGGCTGACCGATACGTCGGGCAACGCCGCCACGGATGCGCGCTTTACGGCCATCGGTGGTGGGCGGAGCGTCATCACCCCTGGAACAGGTTCGGACTACTCCAAGGGACTCTCCAGCCCCAGCCCGTACTCTGCTGTCCCCATCATGGCGTTTGGCATGGGTGGATCGCGGGATGCAGGAGCTGGCCCGGCGTTCACCGGCTTCGGCATGAAGGTTACGCTCGCAGCGGCAGACGTCGCCTTTGCAGGCGTGATCGAGACAGGCTGGGTCAATCGTCAGGGTACCAGCGATAGCAAGGCGCTCGCAGCAGACGTCGGCGTCACGCTGAATGGTACGCTCGATGCGACAAAGAACCTGGTTCCATTGCACCAGTTCGGCGTCGGTACCGCAGCCTCAGTGGCCCCTACTTCGGCTGATCCTGCCGAGGAAGATGCGCCGCCTACTGTCTTGGCCGCCAAGAACGGGGACGAGCAGAAGAAGATTGAAAAGGAATTCGACGCCAAGCTCGAAAAGGAGCTGGAGAAGAAGCCCGCCGTACAACCCCACAAGAAGTGAACATGGACACCGCCACCCTACTCCCTACAGACTGGACCAAGGTCAACGATCCGCAATTCGATAATGACCAAAGGTTCGCAGCGGACAACAAATTGTACGTTCAGTTCTACTCTCGGCCCATCATCAACGGTGCGGAGTCCAACGAAGCTGGGCGTCCGATTT